TAGGTCTGATAAATCCAATTCAAGAGAATGCTTGGTTAGCTTTTCGATGGAAACAGAGACAAATATTTTTTTTAAAACTAAGAATAGAAAGAGCTATTAGATATAAAAGAAAATATTATACTTCTTGTCTTTGTGGAAAGATTGTTAGAGCAATATTAGAAAAATATGGAAAGTGGAATGAAGGAAACACTCCTTCCATCCAATATGCTCAACAATGGTTGGATTCTATTTGACTCAATTGCACCAATCGACTCAATTATGACTCAATTGCACCAATCGACTCATTTTTACCTTCTTGATAAGATTCAATCCATTCGTCAAATAAATCTTTTCTTATAATTACTCTTCTTCCAACTTTTCTAATAGCTTTATAAAGTCCATTATTTTTTCTTTTGTATAGAAGATTTTGAAGTTGAGAGAAGTTGAAAGGATATTCATCGCTATCAACAATTTGTTTCACTCTCAAATATTTGCTATCATTCATAATACCTCTACTTTATTTTCTATCATTAGTTATGTTTATTTATCATAACTAATCACTTAATTATATTCTATATCATTTTATTTGTAAATATTAATCTTTTTGTTTAAAATTTATTTGCAAAAATGGTAAGGAACGGGGATAATAAAAACAAATTTAATTGGCATTTTCAGCTATGACAGATCAAAGTATCGTTCATGAATACGACGAGTATTACAATGAAGCGTATTATGCATGGAATCCTTTTTACCCTTTAGCAGACGTTGATTTAAGATATTATCTTGGAGATCAATGGGATGAAAAAGATAGGCAAAAGTTATTTTCTGAAGGAAGAAATGCTTATTCTTTCAATTTAATCAGACGTAATATCAATCTAATCACGGGATATCAAAGAAAACATAGATTGAGTTCTATGGTTTATCCTGTTGAGGATTCTGATCAAAAAACAGCCGATCAACTTTCTCAATTGTTGTTATATGCTTTAAACTCAGGTGATGGTTATCACTTTATTTCTGAAGCGTTTGGAGGAGCACTTAAAACTGGATTTAATCTTCTTTCTGTATGGATGGATTACAGAGATGATATAGAAGATGGTGATATTAAATTCGGGAGAGTTCCTTACAATGGCTTTATTACAGATCCTTATTTTACTCAATTAGATTTCTCTGATTGTTCTTATGTTATTAGAAGAAAATATCTTTCTCCTCAGCAAACTGCTTCATTATTACCAGGGTATGAAAAAGATATTTTATCGTTAGCGAAAGTAGGATGGTCAAGAGACGACAAGTTTACTTGGCTTCCTTATCAGACCCAGCCAAATGGACAAGATTTTATGGCTTATAATGAATTTTATAAGCAAGGTTGGGAAAGCGTTCCTATGTTAGTGGATAAAGACACTGGAGAATATATTGAATGGAACGGAAAAGACGATAGATTAAAATTTTTACTTAAAACCTATCCAAATCTCAATCTCATTAAGAAACAGAAAATGTATGTTGATTGTCACATTATAGTGAACGATCAGCTTATAAAAACTGAAAGAAATCAGTTTGGACTTAATGAATATCCATTTGTTCCTATTGTAGGAATTTTTGAACCGGAATCCGATTCATGGGCATTAAAGGTTCAATCTCTAGTACGTCCACAAATTGATCCTCAGAAAGAAGCTAATCGAAGACGTAGTCAGATGATAGACGTACTCGATTCTAGCATTAATTCCGGATGGATAGCTAAAAAATCTGCTGTTGTCAATCCACGTTCTTTATTTCAATCTTCTCAAGGAAAAGTTATTTGGAAAGAAGATCATTCTCAACCTGGCGACATAGAAAAGATTCAACCTGCTCAAATTCCTCCAAGTATGTTTGAACTTCAACGTCAATTTGACCAAGATATTATGAATATTGTCGGTGTAAATGATGCTGCATTTGGGCAAACCGAGAATCCACAAGAATCCGGTATATTGATGATGATGCGTCAGGGAGCTTCAATTGTTAATCTTCAAGATATTTTTGATAATCTTAGATATGGACAAAAGCTTCTTTCTAAAAAGGTTCTTAAGCTTATTCAGACATGGACTTCTGAGAAAATTGCTAGAATTATCAATGAGCCACCAACACCACAGTTATTATCTAAAGATATTATTAAATATGATGTTAATGTTCAAGAAGGTGTTCTCACAGACGATCAAAGATTTGTTTACTTCAAGCAGCTTGTTGACCTTAAACAGCTCGGAGTGCCAGTAACTGGAGAGATGTTGGCACAAGCTGCTCCTCTACAAGGTAAATCTGATTACATTGAACAAATAAAAGCAATTGAACAACAACAAGCACAAGCTGAACAAGCTCAACAACAAGTTCAGCAGCAAGTACTCAATTCTCAACTTGAATACAACAAAGCATCTTCAATAGAGAAAATAGCAGGATCTAAAGAAAGATTTACTCGTTCTGTAGCCAATATGGGTCTCTTAGATGAAAGAAATTCTGAATCTGTACAAAACAGAGCACAAGCTTCACTTGATAGAGCTAAAACAATGAAAGAACTTGAAGCTATGGATGATGAACGATTGATGCGTCTTATGCAGATTGTGCAGGCAATGGATGCAGTAAATCGAATGAATGAAGAGAAAAATAAAGTACAAGATGTAGCAATTACAGAAGCCTCTGAAAAGTTGAATGCAGCTTTTCCGAAGCCTGCTGTTGCTAATATCCCTGGTAATTTAGGTGAACAACCAGGAAGTTTGTAACTAACAAAACTTAGGAGGATAAATGAAAAAAATGCCTAAAAAATCTAAGTATGGAAAAGGTTTTGATATCAAAGACAACACCAAAGACGGTGAAGTTAAATCTATTGATACCATGACCGAAGATAGTGATATGGGCAGGATGGATTACGATGATCGAGGAGATAAAGGGTATTCATCTGAAGCTTGGAATTATAAATATTAGAGAGGTTTTATGGTTCAACAAACAGGAGAGACCAGAGATGCAATTATTGAAGATGATAACAAGATCCTTGAGCAAATCATAAATGAAAATAGGGAGTTAAAAGATCCTTATTGGATTGTGATTTTTGCAACACCTTCAAAAGGCAGATTAGCTGGCAAGCCTGCTTTGATGAAACACATAAAAGCTTATAAAACTAAACCTGTTTCACAGGTGGGAATGATTACTGGTGAGGTATCTAATCAAAAAGGAACCATTACTTGGGAGGTAAATATGCCTCAAAAACCTTTTGATTACGATGCTTTACAGGGAGTAGGTGCCGAGCGTAAAAGTGAAGTTGTTGTAGAAACAACAACAATACCAGGTGCCTATGTAACAAAATAGTGTCGCCGACATACGGGCGTAAACATGGAGTTAAAATGAGTGAAGATGTAAATGTTTCGGGCGAAAATTTGGAGGCCGCCGCTCCAGAAGAAGTTAGTCAAAGTGAAAATCAACCAGATGCAGCTGTTAAAGAAGATTCTGAACAAAATCAGAACGTGCCTTTAACCGCTTTACAATCTGAGCGATCACGAAGACAACAGTTAGAAGACGAACTCAAGATGATGAAGGATCATGTTGCTCTTTTATCTTCACAATCTAACGATCAAAAGCAAAAAAAAGATGTGTTAGATCAATTAGATGATAGTGATTTATTAACAGTTGGTGATTTTAAAAAGAAATTAGAACCATTAGTTAATCAATATAAGCTATCAATGGAAGAAATAAAAGTAATGCAGAAGTACCCTGATTATCAAGATGTTGTCACTAATTATTTACCTGAATTATTAAAACAAAATCCGAGATTGCAACGTACTCTCTATGAAACACAGGATTATGAACTTGCGTATTACTTAGCGAAACATTCTGATGCTTATAAAGAAAAAACAACTAAAAGTAAAAAATTTAACAATGCTCAAAGAGCGATTGAAAATTCTCAAAAAGCAGGTAGTTTGTCGAGTATGGGTTCTACCTCTCCCATCTCGGAAGCTAAGCGATACAAAGACATGTCTGACAGTGAGTTTATGGAGTTTGCTAATAGGAATCTTGGTTAAATATAGGAGTTAAAATATGACTATAACAACAACGGCAGTATTGCCACCTGCAGTGAGAGAATATTACGATAGGCTTGTGTTAATGACAGCATATCCAACTCTCATTCATACAAAATTTGCTCAAAGACGTATTTTACCTGAAAAAGAAGGTGACACAATTGTATTCCGTCGTTATACCCGATTGTCTACAGTTCCTGTTCCTTTGACTGATGGAGTTACGCCTCCTGGAGCTCAGTTATCCGTAACTGATATTCAGGCAAGAGTATCTTTTTATGGAAACTTTGTAACTATTACAAATCAAGTCCAACTTACAGTAGAAGATAGAGTATTGAATCAATCTGCTCGCCTATTGGCACAGAATATGGCTCAAACTATCGATGAAATTACACGAGATGTGTTGGCATCTACGACTTCTGTTTTACTTTGTACTGGAGGGGTTAATGGAAATACTCCAACAGAACTTTCTAAAGCAGATACCGATAACGTTGTACTAACGCTACTTGGTAATGATGCTGAAATGATTTCTGCTGTAATTACTGGTGAAGATAAGTTAGGAACTGCCCCAACCAGACCGGCTTTTTGGGGTTATATAGATACTGATCTATTAGATGATTTGGAAACATTAAAAAATTTCAATAATACTGCTAACTATTCCTCTCAAATGACTGTATTGGATGCTGAGTGGGGTTCTACTGGAAACATCAGATGGCTTTACACCTCTGTAGGTTCTGTGAGTTCTGCTACTCCAGCAGTCTATAACAATTTTGTAGTTGGAAAAGAGGCTT